TTTTTCAAACGTTTGCTGTAAACATGTTTTCATTTGTGGAGTGCAATATACACCTGATGATATTTCCATAGCTAAACACAAAGCTTGTGCATGTGTCATCACTAAACCATTCCAATAAACAATATACTCATCATATTTTGGAAGATATACTAAAACAGGTTTAGCATCAAGTATACTCCAACTATGTTCAGGTCTATTCATATTCTTCCATTGAAGTAAATTTCCAAGCACTGATATCATTCTGTACAATATTTTCAATCAACCCATCAACAGGGCGATACCCATAGGTACAATATTTTACTAAACGTTTTGCAGCTTGTGGTTGTAGCGGATAATTCATTCGCAAAATTTTATGACGAATATCACTTGCAGTATGTTCACCCATAACCCAATTTGTACCATCTGTTCCTATTTGACACACACTAATATCAAAACTATTAACTACATCCTGTAAACTATCATAAAAACGTTTAGTGATAATTTGTACAGTCCAATACCGTCTAATCTTTGATTTGGAAACATAAGCGTAAGTTAAAGCATTTTCTGTATGATATTTTTCTTGTACAGTAGCCTGAGCATGTAATCTTTGTTTTAACTCTTTTACTTGATTACTATCAACACAAAAAATATCAATATCAGCTTGATCTATGGGTTTATGTTGATACCATTGTAAACATGACCCACCCGCAATAAAAGGACCTTGTGGTGTGGGACATATTACCCTAACAGGTTCTTGATCATCTGCATGAACTAAAGGATAATCCTTCTTAGGTTCTTCAGGTTTACCAAATAAATCATCAAAAGAAAAGCGACTCATGCAATTTTTTTATCTTGGAGCAAAGTTTCAAAAGTGCCAAACAATTGTTCAAATTTTACAGCATAAATTGTTTCCAAACCTAGCAAATAGTTTGAAATTTGATCTTTAGTAAAGTTATTATTTTCAAGAACTTGCTCGTTTAACAATTTAATTTCATCCGTAATACCCCAACAACCTAAAATTTGTTGTTCTAAATCAAAACGATCTGCCATCATATTCTCCTATACCAAAACGTTGTTGTATAACTTGTTTTACTGCAATAAGTGCTGCGTTCCAACTTGGTGTATCGTAGGGGTCACCATCAGTGCCAACTCCACTATAACCACGCAAATCATCGCATACATTGGAACATTCTGCAAGCACTAATTCAGTTAATTTCATTAAATCTGCTAATGCAGGTTCACTATGTACACCATATTTTGGGCTAGCATATTCTGTACGTAATACATTTGCTTGTCTAGCTATTTCAATAATTTTACTGTTCATTAATTTACGCTCATGTTTCTACTACAATTTTTACCACAATTTTCTGTCCAATTAGTTGATCCTTGGCAATTAGTAAAATAACGATAATTTCCACCGTCAACAAATCTATATACAGTGCATCCATCATGAGTAAACAATTTATCCACTTTAAAGTCTACACCTGCTGCAGTAGTTGACTCAGGTTGTTTTGCACTACAAGAAATTAAAGTAAGCAGTGTGAAAAATATAAGAAGGTATCTCATTTTTCAATTCCAAAGTGTTTTAATATAATACGTTCACATCTTTTATATAATGCTTGATCAACTTTATATTCAATATCGCTTTCATAAAGGTTGGGTTCTAATGATAGTAAGCATTCTTGTATAATAAGGTCAGCAAACTTTTCTATAGCCTTATGATCATAGTCATCCATACTATCCCAACAACCTTGGGCGGTCAGTCCTGCACGATACATTAGATCCTCAAGGCGACTATTCATTCTTCAACTCCGAAATGTTGTTGGATTCCTCTGGCAATCTGCTCTTGGCTAGGAGGCACAGCCCATCTTGTTTCTTTAGCCACATCAGCACATTCCTGAACAATCAACTCGGCGAACTTTTCTCTACCTTTTTCACACGCAAACAAAAGACTGATGATTTCTGCTGGAGTGGCTACTCGCCATTCGCCATCTTCTCGGCGAAGAATTTCACGATCATTGTAATCCCACATGCCATCTATTACAGGTAGTTCAGCCTGTTCAGCCAGTTCCTTAATTCGTTCGTTCATTCTTCTAATCCTAATTCTTTTGCCAGCCCCAAACAAAACCAGTGACAAAACCTATCACATAACAGGCCAGCAGTGCCAAACCAATCTCGTTCATCATTCAACTCCAAAGATATTTGATTAAGGCAGCAGCAAATAACAAGTGTATAATACCTTTACAAATAGCAAACACACTTGTCCAGAAAAAGTGTAATTCTAATCGATTCATCATTCAACTCCGAAATGTTCTTTTAATGAAACCACTCCAAGGTTCAACCCGCCCTGAATAGGCATTGGAACTCCTGACCTTTTTATTTTTTCCAGTTCGGAAATACATTCTCTAACAATCAACTCGGCGAACTTTTCAGCAAAGTATACATGTTCTTCGCTAGCAAAAGGTGCATGAGCATCTGCCCAATCTTGAGCTTGTTCAGCAAGTTCTCGTATTTTCTTGTTCATTATACTTTCCTATTAAGGACAAACCCTTTAAAGTAGATAAAAAAAGCTTTAGTAACATGCTTCATTTGACGTAAATAATATTGACGGTATGACATTATTCCATTCCAAAATGTTCTTTAATGGCTCGTGCAGTGGCACTATCACCATTAAACACTGCAAGTTTAACACATTCAAAAAGAATTAAATTAGCAAATTGCTCTAGATCGGGTTGTGCAAATGGAATCTCAAAGCCTAACCTGTCATACTTTCTTGTAGCCTGTTCAGCTAATAACTTAATTTGTTCATTCATTGAATTAGTCCTGTCAATAACATAATTACAGTAGCAATAAAAATTAAAATCATACCAATACCAACTATAACATCATGCATAAGCGATTCATTCATTTTTAATCCGTTAAGGGTCAATTATACAACTTTTAAACCTATCTTTAGTATCTAATACAACCTTACCCGATTTTTCTTTACATTTTGCTATATGCTGATCGGTAAAATAGTACTCTAATTGGATAACATAATGCATGCTAACACAGAAAAAAGCAATACCAACAACAATTTTAAGAATATTACTTAACATCTTTGGCAATTTGGGCAAGTTGTTTTAAATCATCATATGTAGTTTGACAATCATACAAAAACCACAGGATATCTGTCAACGGTTTTTTTTGATCAATCATATCCTGTAGCATATCTACTGTTCGTACATGTTGTACAAACATTGTTCCACCTGAGTACATTTTACATGCTCCAATAAAGTTCACTTGAAGGATCACAACAGCGTGGCGTATCTGCAGGAATCACAACTTTTTCACCTGTCATGTAGTTTTTAACAGTTTTCATTTCTTCAGTGGGTATTTCAACTTTTTCTACCTTCATCATCTTAAGGTAAGAATCAGACGCACACATTCTAATTGTGTTGGACTTCCCCATAATTTCAATAATGATCCAAGGGGTCATTTTGTTATTACCTGCAGGGGCAAGAAAGATTTTTTTGATAGTACCGAGAAGGTTACCTGCTGCGGAATCCCAAGAAATCGTGTCAGTTACATTCAAGTTCATCTCAATCTCCTTGTTAATCACCATACATGTAGTATATGAAAAAACAAGGAGTGTGTCAAGCGTTTTTTAAATGTTGATTTAAAACAACTACAGATCTTTTATTTCATCGAAACATTTAAGGCAAATTGCTTTATGTGCAGGTCCCCTGTTTGGACTAATAGAGGCATTACACATTCTGCATAGTATGAATGCGTGTGTGACAATTTGTCCCTTTTCAGCTTCGTAAATAGGGTTACCATCACTATAATATCCTAAAATTGGTTTGTCAGTGTTTTCCATATTAAAATTCAATCCATCCTGTTATAATATACTTATCATTGCTTATTGGTGGATTACCACGATGTGTATGTGTAAATCCTGCGGGAAACATTAATACTCTACCTGTTTCAGCTTTTACTCGTTTTGGGTAGTACAAGAACTCTGTTTCTCCACCTTCATCGACTGTATTTAGGTATACCGTAAAAGTTAATAATCTCACTGCTGTGTCTCTACTTGCAGTTTCACAATGCCAAATATGATACCCACCTCCAATCAATGTTTTCTGCATTCTAATTTGATGAATGCCATGACTATCTAGTGCAGAAAGAATATCAAATTTATCTGTGTAACTTTTATAAATATTGTCCCATAGAATTTTATTGAAGGTTGATGTTATTTCCCTAGATGCTTCCATTCTAACAATAATATCGGTTGCAGTAGGGAAAATTGTGATATCATCTTTTTCATAACGTGGGGCATAATTCTTTCTTGTATGTCCAAATCCCGAAGATGATAGCGCATCAAAAAATAGTATCGCTTCATTGCAAAATTCAGGACTAAAAACTTTATCCTCTATGTAAATAAAATCATTCATGTATTAAATTTCCAACATATGGTTTCTTTAACCAATCTAGATAATAATCTGCTGATTCTGATATTTTAATCAATTGGTATTTACCACAAAATCTCATAAATTCTATACCAATTTGCCCAACAGGTTTTTTATTTACAACTTCTGTTATGACTGTATCAAGTGCATCTTTGATTTCTTGTGGTTGCATAGTCAAATCAATAAGCACACGATTACGTTCATAATCATCTTTGACTTTGTGTTCTATACCGTTATGATCAACCCAATGCTGCTGCATAACATTGTTCCAATTAAATCCTTTTTTCTCACGATCAGCATAAGCTTCAATCAATCCAATGGTTTTTTTGGTGGATTTTTTACGTACACCTGGGTAAGCACTGAAAATATTGTCAGTACTATCACCACGCATACATTTTTCAAACAGTATAAATTGTGGATCACCTAATGTTTTATGCTCTTTGGTTTTGTTGTCAATTACCTTTTTACCGTTTTCATCAAAGTATCCATCAATGGTAATAAGTTGATTAGCTAAACTATTGTAACGTTGAACATTAGACGCAATCAATTGATCAAAGTCAGTATCACTACTTATAATAACATGATCATTATTTGGGTGAAGTTGGATAAAACGTGCAATGATATCGTCTGCTTCCGCATTATTACATCGTATGACTGATACATTGGTTTTATCGTTAAGAAACTTTATAAACTCATTGTAGGTATTATTAAACAAATCATCTAATTCTACTTCACTTTGTGTTTTTGCAGCTTCTTTAACCATACGGTTACGTTTGTATGGTTCGTAAAACTGTTTACGCCAACTACGTCCTTCAAGGGCAAAAACAACATGTACAGGTGCTTGTCCACTAAATTTGCGAACCATAGTGTGCGCACTTTGTAGTGTAAGATGTAATGCCATACCAACACGTTCATCATCGGTTTGGCTACGACTAGCAATATATTTTGATTTAAAAAATAAGTTAGCGGTATCAATAATGATGTACTTAACTGACTTCGGATCTTCCATTTCCAATGTTCCTTGATCTAACTACACGGATATCAGCGTCACGGTTTCTAGGATCAGCATCTTGTTGCTCGTATACTTCTAGTGCAATATTACGACAAACTGTTTGGAACCAACGATCAACAATATCAACATCGCTATCTGTTTCACGCAATTTGTAACCTGCTTTGATCAAGTTTATCACGAACTTATCGTTAAAGTCAAGTTCAAAACTTCCTGAATTAATATTACTTGGATCTACCTCAACACTAGTAATAGCTACGTAAGGTTCATTGTTATTAGTTGCAATTTCTTTTGGGCTAAGTTGCTCTTCTTTTTTCTTACGTTCTTTTTTTGCTTCAGTTTTTGGTGGTTCGGGTGGAATAGGTACAGGCTTATTCCACAATGCTTTTAACTTTTCAAACATAACAATCCTCTACAAGAATCATACTATTCTTTTTATGTTCTTCATACAGCTTAAAGCTAGCAAGATTTTTTGCTTTGCTTTCGCACATCATATCACCCCATACCCAATGAGACATTGCCCAACGGTTAACTGCACTGTTCCAAAAGAAATCACTATGTGCACGTAGGTCTTGTTTCTTATGACCACTTTCAGTTAATAATTGAAAGTTAGGCATAGTATGCTTATCGTGTTTTACCAATACATCCTCACGACTGACAGAATAATGGATGACAGGGCGCACACCCCTCCAACTATGTATAACCCTATCGATGCGTTCATCATCCAAGGCGATATACTGTCCTGTTTTACACCAATGGTGATGAATATCAAGGACAATAGGAACAATATCACTAAGTTGAAGGCAATCATCGAGTCCATAGGTTATTTCTTCGTTTTCAATTGTAATACAACTGCGGGATTCGGGTGAGAGTTTTGCATACGCACGTCTGAAACCTGTGGCACCTTGTTTACCCGCAAGGTGGACGTTGATCTTAAAGTCCTGAAAGCTTTTTCCAAACCCCATGTAACGGGCCATATCCGCATGATATTCAAACTCCTTTAACGAATTCTCAACAATATTCTCGTTATCACTAGCAAGAACACAAAACTGACCAGGATGAAAAGACAAACGTACACCGTTTTCTCTAGCACTATCACCAATAACTGCAAAATGGCGTTCAAGATATCGAACAACATCAGGTTGCTGATAGAAATAACTCCATGATGGCTCAGTGTATACAGGAAGGAGATCACTACTAAGGCGAACCATCCTAAGGTCTTCATCTAATTCTCCTACACGTTTGACTAGTAACCGTGTTGCTTCGATGTTACCCTTCATTAAGTTCCAAAGTTTATCTTCAGCAACACTGCGTACTTGTTTATTTAACCAAGTACGGGTTGTAGTACCTGTATTGTATTTCTTGCAATCATCAGTGGGTTTGATACCATTGACTTGATCAGCATTGTCAATCCATTTACAGGCAAATCCTAGTCTACGCATGATTAAGAATTCTCAATAAGTTGTGCGGCAAGTTCGTTAAGTTGTTTACGTGGAATAAACAACTCAAAAGTACTAGTCATTATACACTTATTTTTCTCTACATCCCACAGTTCTCGTGTAAACGTAACATTACGTAAATCAGTAGGTGATACACATGAATCTACATTCATGTATAGTTTAAAGTCAGGACGATCAACAAGATATTTCATAACTACCTCCATAAGATATCCTAATTATATCAGGATAATAATAAAATAACAATGTGGTATTTTTACCACTTTTCGGATTGATTGACCCGTTGCATTTCAGCCTCCATAACACGCTTGCGCAATGAACTTGAGCTAAAGCTATGGTCACGCCCATTATAAATTAATTCTATCCCACGGTCAAGGCATATCTGTTTTCCTGTAAAATCTTTATCTTTGTATTCAATACCTAGTATTCTCATATCAATAGGCAGAACAAGAAACAAATCTTCAAGGTCTTTTTCTGTATTGTAGATAACAATTTCATCAACAAAACGTGTAGCACTAAGTTGTATTTGTCGTTCTACGATAGACTGTACAGGTCGATTTTTTGTAGGTCTATCTAAACTAGCATCATTTTGTAGGGCAGCGATAAGATAGTCACAGTGTTGTTTGGCTTCAGATAACATAGCAATATGCCCTGCATGAAGCAAATCAAATTGGCTACAAGTAATACCAATTTTTAGACCACTATTTTTCAGTTCTTTTATACGGTTAAATATCATTTTTCAGCTTTATTAAAAAATTTAGTACGATTCTATATCCTGTTTTTGGATGCGATCCTGCGTGAAGTACGGATCCATCCATTAAGATTAATTGACCTTTTTTAGATTCAACCTTATGACTTATTTTGAATGGCTTTTCATCGTTTTCAAAAATATACGTAAAGCCATCTGAGTCGTTGACGTGATATATACCTACGACATACTTATCATCGGGTTTTATCACTTTTTTATCTTTAGTTAAACGATAATAATCGTAATGAGGAGGATTATAAAGTTTATCAGTCTTATAGAATGTTTGTAAATTAGCTTTAACTTTGACAATACTTTCTATTTTATTTTGGTCAATGTTAATATAATTTATAAATTTTTTAATAATTGGATAATATGGAGATATTATCTGATCATCTTCCATAAAAAGATGAGTTAAATGATAATATTCAAAAGTGTTTTCGTCAAAATAGTAATCTTTTCTGACTAGATCACCATTTTCATACGAAGTTTCTACCTCATGATATGTAGTTAAATTTAAACCATACCATGGAAAATTTATACGTGTAAATGTATCGTATATTTCTTGTTCAAAACTATAAGGTATTGATTTTTCAAATATGTATATAAAAGACATTAAACTTCCCCCACCTGTTATTTAGATGGGGGAAGTTTGGAAAATTAATAATCTGATTCCATCTTTTTCAAATCTTCTTCCCACATGTTTTTAAAATTTTTATTTTTCAAAAACTTTTGGTATTGCTGAAAAGCGTAACTACGCATATTGGTTAAATCACGTTCATCATAACGATAACCATAATCCTTACAAAAGTTTAGATAATTTTCTAACTGTTCAAAAATTGGTTCGTTAGTACTGAAAAAGTTACGACCTTTACTTGCTTTACTCATACTGTTTGCTTCCTTAAATTTTAATTGATAAACTAGGTTTATAACTACGATAATGTTTGGTGATTGCTCCACCACTGCTTTCTGTAGTAGTAATTTTAATGTCACTATCTACAAAATGATTTGCTAGACGTTGGAAAAGTTCATCTGAGATTTTACTACAAAAATTTAAATCATCATCACATTTAGGTTTTCCAATATCAGCTTGATTTACATCTTTGATTACCTGATTAATTACAGAAATATCAAAGTTATTGTTTTTACATTCTACTTCAATTGATGTATTAAAAAAGTTTTTAATGCGACTTTTTTTACGAACATAAATTAAACTTTGCTCCAAGACACGTTGTTTGCGTTCTTTCATTGCAAGAGTTCTTTGTTCAGTATAATCCATTATCTTTCATCACTCCATATTTCGGTCTCACGACCACTTGTGGCTTCAAATTGTAAGCGTTCCAATCTAGTAATTTCATCTTTTAATTGTAGCTTACGTTTCTTTAAGGTTGTTACTTGCTCAGGAATATAACTCTTTTGATTTTCAATGTCAAGTATTTGTTTGTCAACAAAACGATGTAATTCTTCTAAATGCTTGATTCGCTCACGATATGGCATGATTACCCTCCTTTATGATCCTTTACCAAATTTAAAATCAAATCCATTTTTTCTTTAATTTCAGCAACAGCAGGATATTCTTTAGCTAATTTCTCAACTTCTCGCTCTTGCGCCATTTTATTTTTTGCCCATTCTAGTATTTCTTGCGTCTCGGTGTCAAGTTCTATGGTCGGATAATTCCAATTTAAGCATTTCCAATAACTACCATCATTAATTTCCAAACAATTAATGTTTGAATTCCAACGAACATGCCCTGCACCTTGTGCGCCTGGGCTGATGTAAATATCAGCGGGATATGTTTGGTTTACTTTTATACCTTTTCCTGTGTTTATAGTTTTAATCATAATTGTGCGGGTAACATATATTCGTAATTTGCTAAACCACTATCCACTGTAATGCGCATAGCGGGTGAGTCACTGATGTAGATGGATTTGTCGCCTGGGAGGTCCATGATGCTGATAAATTGTCTAACAGGCCATGAGTATGATTTTGTAACCTTACCCGTAACATTTGCTTCAAACACAAAATTACCACTATGTGTTGTAGCTTTACCCATATAAATTTTTAAATCATTGCCTTCTTGTTTTAAAACAAAGGTGTTTTCATCACTATTGGCTTGCATTTGTCGTTTCAATCGTTGGATATTTGCAAGCTTTGGTTCAAAGTGTATGTTCCATATTGCACCTGCGAACTTAACAGCTTTAACACGTTCTTTAACAAGTAACTCAGACATTAATCTATAATCATTAACAAAATCACCATTAGCAGTTTCAAAATGTATTGCAGTTGGTGCTCCTTCATTAGTTCGTGTCATTGTTATTGATGCGTTTTTATCATAATCCTCAAACTTTAAAATAGTCTTGAGTTTGGTTAAATTAGGCATACCAAACATACCAATAAAATCATCCTGTGCTGTATGGAATACTCCTTGCACAATAACAGTATGATCATCTGCTACTGCGTTAATAATAGTTGACTTGTCTGTACCTGTTACTTTAATAAGATCAATAAATCCTAATGAACAAGTATGTTGAATCAAGTCTAATAAATAATCTCTCATGTTTTATCCTTTGTATGATTATAAGACTCTATTGGTAATAATCAAGTAATTTAGATGTTTACTCAAACGTAAACAGCGAATCAAATGTATTATAAATGTTAGTGGTTCGTTCTAAGTCCCAATCAAGCCCACCTATTAAGTTATCAATCTTTTTATCTACCAACGTATATTCCATTTCTTTATCATTAAATGGTAATTCTGTAAACCATTTTGGCAACCGTAACTCATCTGTTGGGTACGCAATACTTGTAAAATTAAGAACATTGTTCTGTAACTTACACACAATAACCTTAGCACCATTAGTAATCTTAGTACTGTAGTTATCATGATTTAACTCACGTAAAAAATTCCAATTAAGGCTTGCACGAACGTGGCCTGGCATGTTGACTTTGCCATCCTTACTTTTCTTTAATTTTTGTTCATATAGTGTTAGCTTGTTAACTGCTTTAGGACTACCCTTGTTCCAACTAGGCATATCACGCAAACGTTTTTTAAATTCAATGATTTGCTGAATTGTATCTTCTTTGGTCGCACCTGCAAGTACACTTTCTAATACACTAAACAAAAATTCTTGAACAAACTTTGGTGTATCCGCACGTTTCAAATCTAAGCCCATGGCTTTGATTTTACCTGTAGCACCATTCTTATCTAAACGCTTACCCTCTTTGTCATAGATATTAACTGCATAACGTTTTTTCGTAATGAATAATCCACGATCAGCTACTAATTCACGACCTGCTACAATAATATTTCCATTCTTTGGTGGACAATGAAAAGCACGATGCATGAAATCAGGAAATGTTGAATTAACCGTATTACCTAGATCATCGTATATCTCAATCGCATATTCTTTAGTCCAATTCTTTCTTAAATTTTCGTCTTTTGACCAAATAGGCCATCCACTAAAATAACAAGAATCAGTATCGCCATAAACAATAGCTTCACCTGTGTGATCATATTCACCTGCAATTAATTCATTTAAGGTTGCACTCATGTGCTTGACAATTTGCCTACCTGTTAGTGTCGTACTTTGTCCAATACGCTTATCATAAAATCGACAATGTTGATTTAACAATGCACCATATGCAGAATTAAGCAAAATCTTACGTACAAGTTGTCGCTTATCAAAAAACTCTGCTTCTTCAGGAGTCTTGGCTTCTTTAAGTTGCTTTTGAATTTGTTTACGTTCGCTATACCATCTCGTCAACAACCCAGGTATCACCCCCTCATTCTCATAGGTAAAAATTGTACCATTAGCACTTAAGATCCATGGTTTGCCACTATCGAAAATAAGTTTATGCACCTCAGCAGCACTGAACTCTTGTGCTTTTCCACGTTCCCATTCTATGGTAATCATGGTATCACGCTCTTGGTTCATTACTGCGGTATATTCTAGTGTGCCAAATAATCCTTCCCATAAGATAGGACCATCTTCTCCTTCAACTTCTTCATCCTCCGCAACCTTACGATTCTTTTTCTTTTCACGTGCTAATTTTTGACTTTTGTCATATAAATATTGGTCGGTTAATGTTTGCTTAAGTTGTCCAACAATAGTTTCAGGTGCCATGTTTAATGCACGAATCGTTGATGGATATAGAGAATTCAAATCAACTGCAGCAATCCATTCATGAATACCTTTTTTAGGGTAAGCGACATATGCACCCGCAGCTTTGGTTTCATCTTCTTCAGTACGATATGGTTTATCAGGAATAATAAGCCCACGTGAATGTGCCTCATTAATAACAGCTTGTTCAATCATAGCTACACTACCCATTACGGTAGGCAACAACACTGTATTTTGATGTGCAATACTGTTTGCTAAATCTAAGAATTTAAGCTTAGCATGAATCTTATATAACAACATTGTATCTTGTCTGTTATATTCAAGAAATGTTTTCCAATCTTTGTTATAAAGTTGGTCTAGTGTGCCCTCATATTGGGTTTTCTTTTCTCCAACTTCCATTTCCCCAATATAATCTAATTTATAACTATGACGTTGTTCGTAGTTATACTTCTTGTATAATTCAAGATAGTCCATGTGTACTCGACCAACCAAGTCATAAGTGACTTGTTTTTGGTCAAACTGCACAAATTCACGTTGGCGTGGATATTGATTAAACAGACAAAATCTGCGAGTATCATCCTTAGACATAACTTGGGTAACACGATTAACCATGTATGGAATATCGTATCCTCCACTATTCCAACCTGTTAGTACGTCTGCATCTTCAATCAGGTCAAAGAACAAGTTAAACATTTCAATTTCATTTTTACAAACTATGGTATTTTCAAAATGCTTAACAGTTTCTTTAACTTGTTCTTCAGTATAACCTGTAGGTGGAATACATAATGTAATTAATGCGTCCATCCAATCTAAGTATAAAGAGATTGAGTTTACTGCGTTGAATGGGTCATCAGTTGGGGCAAATCCTTTATCAGGATCAAAGTTTACCTCAATATCAAAAAAGCATACATGCAAGTTTGGTGGTGGCATATCCAAATAATTATCAGATAAGCACCTAAAAACAGGATTAATATCACTTTCAAATATCTGTGATTTAGTCCGATGTATGCGCAATTCTTTTATGAATTCATTTTTGTTTGACGCTGTAATTTTAGACAAGGAATCTCCGTATACACTACGGTATTTTCCTTTTGGGTCAGTATAGTAAAAAAGGTATTTTGCTTTGTATTCTTGATAAATGCGTTTACCTTTTTTATCACGTTCGACAATGTGAATTTTATCAGATTCACGATCTAATAATGCGTCAACATATGACATAGATTATAGTGTTTTACCTACGGTTTCTAGAATGTTTTCTAATAGTTCGTGATCTTGTCTTGCTTTACCTAATTCTGCTTTATGTGCAATACGAATTGCTTTTTTTAATACGGTTGCTTTGATATTCATTTCTTCAGCAACTGCTTTAACCGTATCATTTAATCCTTCTTGCATGGTTTCAATTTCATGCATGACTTGGCAACCTTCATTGATTAAATGCGTAAGTTTGGCTTTTTGTTCTGCTGAAAACATAACTGTTGACATAATAACTCCTTTGAGAAAGTACTTAGTCTACAGTATAATTGTAAAAAAACAATATTTTTTGGATAATATATCTATAGGAATATCTGTTTTAACTGTGGCATGACTGAATTTAAATCAGTATATAACAAACCAATACCACCTGCTTGTTTAAAAGCATCAATTTTTTTGGGTGTATCGTCAATTAATACAGCAGGTTGGTGTCCATAATTTGCCCACTTCCATTTGTTAGGCTCAAATATTGCCTTCCTAGCAATTTCCCATCCTAAATTTGCGGCTAACCAATCCTTCTTACCAATTTCACTTGCTTTACGACTGTCTTTAGGATCAACCCCACTACTACGTAAAGGTGCGCTTAATATACGCCAATCAACATTGTGATCATTTAACCATTTAATTAAACGCATACCATCAGGTAATGGTGGCATATTAGCGAAAAATTCTTTTACCCCACGTGGTCCTAAGCTACGCAGACTATCTACCCTACTTTCTATGTCTGTACCATCATAGTTTAAAATAGCTTGATCAAAATCTGCTAATACTCCATCCATATCAACAAACACAAATGGTTTAGGTTTGGTAACTTCAAAAATTTTCATACTCTACAATTCCCTATAACCTTGGTGATTGTTGTAAATTCACGTGCAACACGATCATAAAACATTTCAGGTGGACGTTCACTATAAGCACGATAACCCAATGCTAACTGACCCATATCAATATAATAAGATGAACTAGGCCAACGTTTTTGGTTAAGTTTCAATCCATCGATGAGTATACATTCTTCCGCTAGTCTTGTCAAGTTGGTCTTTTTAACCTCACCTTCTGCGTTCATAGCTTCCATCAATTTTATTGCGATTGGTTCTTTGTTTAAATGTGGGTTTTCCATATGTCTAGCAAACATATGCACAGTAAATGCTTCTATTTCAGGATCAAGGTTGACACATGCTGCTGCTTCTGCTGCAAGAATTACCTCGTAGCTATGTTTAACATATGTCATCCAATGTTGCATATTAGTGTTCAAGCAATAAAGTTATAATAACGTCATTACGGTTAGCACTATCGTCGCCATCGCCTGGGGCAACGACTACGTTCCAATATGGTTGACCATTAGATTTCGTACCATCCTTAAAGGACATCATTTGATCGTAAGTAATAATAGATTGTGGTTTAATGCCATACTTTTGTGCTGCACGTTGTTTGAATGTTTCCCATGCTTCAGCATTTTTCCAACGTAATCGATTGTTTGCGTCACGTCCCATTAAATCAGTAAACATATCACGATCTACAATTTCACTACGTTTGACTTCTTGACCTGTTTGTTTTTTATACAATTCAACTTTCTTATATTCTCCTGATTTTGCACCCATAGAGAAATTAATTCTAAAGTTTTGTGGACGCTGACTTGTTGCTACATCGCCCATTTTAGTATAGGCGTAAAATTGTACGTCAGGAAACTTTCTAGCAACATCATAAGCCAAGTTTAAATATTCAGGACTAAAGAAATCACCTGCATCATGCCAACGAATAATAACTTGAGTACCTTTTTTCTGAAATCTATCTCTAGCGGATTCAATTTCGCTCTCAAGCATTGCTTTCCATCCATCAGGATCATTTAATAAAAAGTTTAATGATCTAGATCCTGCTTCAGATGGTGGAGCATATTGTACATACCCACCTTTCATGGCATAACATACTTGTACGCATTTACCTGCGCCTGGGCAGGTGTTGACTACTACAAATTTTTGTCTATCTTCATCAACTGCCAAACCAACTAAAGCAGGTAATCCAATATTAAAAAATATACTGCTGCTACCATCGCTATGTTGCATCTTTTCATTTTGTTTAAGTAATTTCTTTGGACGTTGCATAACAGATGCCATTAACTTTGGTAAATCATATAATTGATTATTACCATCAACGATAGGTACAGTGCCACTATGAATATAAGGACGTATTAATTTGTCTTGTTTAAAACGCTTATAAACTTCATACTCTTCACCTGACATTTTACCAAGTTGTTTCTTACTTGGTCTACGATACTTTTTTTGTAATTCAGGACTAAGTTTTCTACGTAGATAATCAGTTAATTCATCTTCAGGATAATCACGATGTGGTGCCCCTAAAAACTTTTCTGCTTCATCTAGTTCTTCTTGATCTTGAACAAATTGTTGTAAGGACATAACCTCTACTCCAGGTGCCGCTCCAGGTAAATCTTCCTTAGACGCTTCTTCCAATAATAATTCACTAATTTTCATAACACAAATCCTTTATTCAGTATTTATCCAAAACTATGCATACCATAGTGTTTAGCTTTTGCATATGGAGCAACAAAAATTTTACCGCCTAAATTACGCCAATCATGACAAAATAAGTTGTCTTCACCATATGATATATTGTTTTTAACTAAAATATTAAAAAAAGAATAGTATTGATTTCCATAATTTCCATATTGTTCAGAAATATATGTTTTAACATGTAGTCTCATGGTTTCAAATACACGCCTTTTTATTAACATGTAACCTGTACCAACTGATTCTACTTCTTTAAGATCTTCATTATCAAGAAACCGTGAAGTGTTTTCTAATGGTGTGAAAACATAATTAGTACTATGTGTTGCTAAATCATTAGCAGTAACGCCATTTTTTACGGCATGTTCTACCCAATCCCAATGCAACATTTTAAAAGGATATACTCCACCAACAATGTCTACATTTTCTTCAACCATCCTTACAATGTCATGAGGGTTACATGACATGTCTGCATCTAAAAATAATAAATGGGTACTATCAGTATTTAAAAAATCAGTTGCTAGTAAATTTCTAGCAAATGATATAATGGTTTCACCTGATATAAATTGATATTGAAATTGCCAATCTTTACTTAGTAGCAATTTTTGTAGTTGAATAACCGTATCAGTAAATTGAATACAGCATTGGCTATTATAAGCAGGAGTTGCTAGATATATTTTTGGAACCAATATAACCTCGTTAAATTAATCATTATTTAATTTAACGCAAATTTATATTAATTATTCTTGGCAAAATCCGCTAGTAAACCACGTGCTTCATTGTAAGAAGCAGCTTGACAAGTGAATTCTTTCATTTCGCCACTTGCACACTTTACATTAAATTTGTAAGTTCTCATAGTAATATTCCTTTATAATATTTATGATGATCCGAAAAACTTATTCATTAGTTCTTTTTGTTTTTTAGGTTTTGCGCCTAAAACAGGACTAATCTTTGTAACTTTGTCTGTCCCACTTAAATATTTTGGATTTTGCTTGTCTTCTTTAGTATAACGTGGATCACTAGGGTCATATTCTGTACCAAACGCACTCTTAACTTGGGATGAATTGAATATTATATAAGACATATCAATATACGATGCTTGCTGTTGCAAGTATTCATAAGCCTCTTTTTCAGCTTCTTCAGGAGTATTTCCATCACCTAAAGGTGCAGTAGGCATAATATTATCAGGCAAATATGCTACGTACTTAAATCCTTCTTTTTTGATGACAAAATTAATACGTTCATCAGGTCGCAATGTTCGTTTACCTTCATTGGTATTTCTATATTGTATACCATCATATCCTGCATCAAACAATGAACGTGCTAGTTCAGCATAGATTGTTGCTTTACAATCATTCCAATCCATATCACGATCTCGTCGAATTGCTTCAAGTTCATTCCATTCTTTTTGATTAATAATCTTTTGCTTTAAGAAAAAGTTCATAACTTGACGTAAATGATCCTCATCAGGACCAAATATATCAGGCATAGTAAAAGGTTTAGTAATCTTTAAATATACAGGAATTACACGTGCTCCACTAACAGAAACTGCACGTTTATTCGTTGCAAATTCGTTCGCCGCTTCACGATTACCAAAATGTATACCAAAATCACGATATAAATTTTTAAATGTTGTAAAATCGTTAGCAGTACCATGATATACAATCATTGGTAAACCATTTGTATCAACTACTTTACTATTACCAAACCATGCTCGTAAGTTTTCTTCACGACCTTCTACTAATTCTTTTAAAAAATTCATTGACTCTTTGTTAATACTAGGATTGGTTGGGTCAAATGTACCATCGTTGTAAACGGATTTGATTTGCTCAGGGCGTAAGGCTATGTACCACGTTTTAGTTCTGCCTTTGACAACGAAGCCATCATTACCGTTTTCCGTAGCCTTTTTAAGAAGATTGCGTACTTGGACGTATCCCTTGCTAGAATTTGACATTGACACCCATTTGTCCACAGATATAGGCATCGGATTTTTAATAGATAAGAAAACGGGAATGATGTTGGCACCTTCTTGTTGAGCATACCCGCCAGCATCCGAGGCTGACGTTGAGAAAAAGATGCCTAGATAATCAGTTGCATTTGGCACACTGCTGCCTTTTGGCGCAGACTTGTCAAACGCTGCAAAGTTTCTCAGCGTCCCATGATACACCACTAATGGATCGCCTTTTGCATCAACCACCTTACTATTACCAAACCACTTATTAAAATTATTTTCTCTATCATTACTATCTTCTTTAGTAATGTCAGGTTCATATTTACCAAATGTACCTACATTATATATAGACTTGATTTGATACTGTTCAAATGGGCGATAAGTTAAAATAATTGGTGTACCTTCAGCACCAAGTTCTAATTCTCTATCACGTGGTTCATAATGTTTAGCACCTGCTTCAAAAACATCTTTTAAAATGACACCATCATATCCCATACCTTGTAGGTAACTTACAATATCTTCACTATCTGCAATAGTATATGTATCTATAACCGTATTGTCTAGTGCATCCTCAATAGAACTAATATCGTCTGCTTCACCCCATATGTCAATTTGATCTGAAAGGTCACGAAATCCTTTTATTCTAAACCCATCATCGTCATAAGCATTGATTGAAAATCTTGCGCCTGTTTTGTATATGATTTCATCTAAATCATATATCATATAGGACACATCTCTCCAACCTAGTTTTTTACGTCCACCATCAGGTACATTTAAATCGCTAGGCACCATATTGATAAAATCAATTAATGATATTGTTTCATTATAACGGGTAAGGTCTAATGGTTTTACAATACGTAAATACGCTGCGATTACAGTAGAACCACTACCATATTGTCTTGTATCTAATTGCCTAGCATATACACTAGCTGCTGCAGGATCATTTGTAAATGATGGTACTGCACGACCTTGTGTTAATTTAAATTCTGTGGCAGCAGGTCGCTTACGTGTACCACGATATACAACAAGTGGATTGCCATTACTGTCAACCACTTTACTATTACCAAACCAACTACGAAATGCTTTTGTCTCTCTAGCTTTTTGGTATTCTAATAACTGACTGATTTTCATCCACGGTCTTTTTTCAATATGCTACGAAGCATCCATGAATGTTTTGCGTGACTATCGATACGTCCTGCTATAAAATCAGCAATACCTTGCTCATCTTCTGCTTCACATTGATGAAACGTTTCTTTTAATAATACAATAATCTTTTGATTATCTTCGTACAATTCTGCCATCATTAACTCAGCACGTGGGATTTGTTGTTGCTCATCAATAATACTTAACTCTTGATACCTTGTCATCGAGCCAGGTGCATATGAGTCTAACTGACGAATTATTTCAGCTAATTTATCGATACTATCATATACTTCATTATACAAGTCACCTAAAAATGCATGATATTGTGGAAAGTTAGGTCCTTCTATATTCCAATGGAACCCTGCTGCTTTAATATAAAAAGCAAATGATGTTCCCAACACTTGCTTTAACTTATCTTTTAACATTCTTTTTACCTTCTAGCATATTTTTTTGTGCTTCGTGACCTTCCATATACTCTGCTACATCTTTAATTAATTCATCAGCACGTGTGATATGGTCTGAGACCCATCCTGGCAAGCCTTGTCCTTCACTCCTACCTTTAATTATCTTAGCAAGTGACATTGAACTTTTTACGGTAGATAATAAACTATTAACTGCCATTGATACTTCATGGTCAGGTTCCATATGCTTAGCTTTAACTACATCACCACGCATACGCATCTTTCCAGGCATCACTATGAGGTCTTGTTCACTTAAATCTTCTTCAGTTAAGCTTTCTAGCATAGCTGATGTTTTGTATAAAGTATTAGGATCAGTTATACCTGCGTTTACTTTAATCATGTGAACTTTTTTTCTATATTCCTTTGCATATTCTTCAAGTTTTCTACCTATACGATTGCTAATAATTTTACCTATTTCTTCCGCATTTGGTATATCATCTTCAGGTGTGAGATTACCAAACTTTTTATCAAGTATGTAGGGCCAAACACTCCACAACATACTTGCTAAATCTTGATATGCTTGATTACGAAGTGCTTTTATTTGATTGTCAGCTTCCTCTACGCTAATGTTTACTGATCGTTTTTCTTGTCCCAATGCTTTACCACCTGCTGCCATTGCTGCTCCTGCTGCTGCAGCTTTACCTAAACTACCTAAAAATCCTCTACGTGCAGGATCAGCTTCATTGATACTTTCTTCATCAGAATATTGTGCATCACGTAGCGCATCTTCAAAGATTTCATCTAATCCATAAATTGCACTTTCTAATTCATGCTTGGCTTCATACACACGACTATTATGATAATTAAAATCATCCATGTCTAATGCGTAAGCTTTTACTAAATTTTCAATTTCTACCATAATTTCATTAACGGTATTATCGTATGTTATTCCTTTAGTAATTTTTCTAGCTTGCATTAAAGCACGTTCTAAATCATCTGCACGACCTTCGTTGATACTTTCGTTCTTAGATTTATTACCCCAATTTTTTGCACCTGCTTTGCGACATTTAACCAAAGCACCAGAACCGTAGGCGCTGGGCCAAATTTTGTAACGACTTTTTACCTT